ATGGAAATATACTAATGACCATTTTAAAATCGTAAAAGAAAGACTTAAAATAGCGTCAGTACCTGAAATCTATAGAGATAAGCGTAACCAATTTTATATAATATAAGTAAAAGAGTTTTAAATAAAATGGATTTATGTTCTCAAATATATTACTGGTTATTTAGAAAAAAACCCTACGAAAAAAGACGAGAAGCATGGCTAATAGAAAATAGTAAATACGGAATTGATAGTGATCTTTAATTTTTAAAATTAAAGATTAAATTTTTTAAGGAAACGCAGAGACTACAACTCCTGTATTTGCATTACCGCCATTTCCAGTTGAAGAAGCAATTGTACTCATTGTTCCTTGATTTACTCCTTGATTTAATAGTTCACTTACTGCAGTATTTGGAGGACATGCAAAACTTTCACCTTCCCAGCCAACACCACCCGCTGTGAGATTAGAACCACCAAGAGATTGCATAACCAATGAAGCAGTTTGTTGAGAAGTTGCTGCGTCGATACCACCCATAACAGCCATGGCGCCTGTTAATAGACTGGTATTCGGTCTGTGTTGTTGATGTGTATTAAACCATCCTTTACCATTACACTCAATATTAGGTATTACTGGGAGATCTCCTCTAATAAAATCTCCTTGAGACGCGTTTCTATCATAGGAGGTAGACCACATATATCTATCATAAGTTATTACATTATCTTGAGATAAATCAGCAAAGTTAGATTCCATCGTGGGTTGTGGGAGCGGGGGGGCTTCTAAAGTAGAAGGTTGGTTACTGCCCTGCTGGGCACCCATCGCTTGATTATAATTTTCTCTGGGACTTGGTTTTTCTACAGAATTGGCGAGCATCATTGGATCATTTGCTCTTAATGCCATATTTTTTTGCGCGGGCGGGTTATAATTAATATTACCACCAAAACCTTCTGACATCATTCTCGGAGATAAATTAGCCTGGTATGTTCCGGGTACAGTGTAAAATTCAGCACCATTATTTAAACCTCTTGTCATACCTCTTTTGGACCCCGCATTCGACCCGTGCTGCGCCTGTCTCATGATTTTGGGAGAATAATGTTCTCTCTTTTGTTGAGAAAACTTAACAGAAGGGGTGTTGTAACTTAATCCCGCCGGTTGTCCTTGTGGAGACCCCGGTAAAGAGTACCTAGAACCGTTGCCCATGTAGTTATTGCAGGCGGCGTGGCCGTTTCCAGTATTTTTATTCAAATTAATTGTTTCTGGAACTGCTGCGAGATTATAATTAATGTAATTTTCCTGAATATCATTATCGGAATTAAATTTAAAATATGATAATATTCCAACCACTAAACTTAAAAAAGTTATAATTAAATTTTTAGTAAACATTTATCATAACTAAATAAAAAAAATTTTTTTTTTTTATTTAGTTATGATTTATATTTTATAAATAAAATGAGTATTGATTTATTCCAAAGAATAAATTCGGGTATTAACTATCCAGAATTGATCTTTTTATTAAACAAATCGATTAAAGAATCTTTTATTAAAACTGTAATACTTGCGTTTTATATTAGAGATGTCAAAGGACTTGGGAAAAGAAAAATCGGGAGATCAATATTTCAATTTTTATTAATTAATTATCCCGAAAAATTTCAAAAACTTATACCATTAATACCTATATATGGAAGGTGGGATGATTTGTTATATTTATTTCCAAATTCTACAAAATTAGAAGATATATCTTATACGCGGGCGAATTATTGTTCTGATATATCTGCAAAAGTGTATAAAGAGGCTGTAAATTGTCAACAATATGTTGTTGAATTTTTTTGTAATACAATGAATAGAGATTTATATAATATGTTAGAAAATAAAGGAATAACTTTATTAGGTAAATGGGCTCCCACTGAATACAGTTCAAAAGATTATAAACATAGATTAGTAAAAACCATATGTAATTATTGTAAGATATCTCCAAGAATTTACAGGAAAAAATATATAACTCCCTTAAGAAAAAAGTTGAAAATAGTTGAAAGATATATGTGCAAAAAAGAATGGGAAAAAATTGATTACAATCTTGTCCCTAATAATGCAAAAAATAAATTTTATAACGCGTTTGTAAGAAATGGTGGGAAAAAATTTTTAAAAAGATCAAAAAAAAACACACAACTAAACTGCCCTTATTCTATAGTCGCAAACTATTCATATACGTTAAAACTAAAGCCCGATATTGAAAAACATTGGATAAATCATCTAAAATTATATGATAATAATTATGAAGATTTGAGAGTCTGTATTGACACATCATCTCAAATGTATTCTAGAAAAAATAAAAATACATTTATTTTCAATAAGTTTTTTTTGGATACTGCAATATCTACAGCCCTCGTGCTTTCTAATAAAACTAATATATTCAGCAATTTTAATGAAATAATAACTTTTAACAAGGACGATTCTCTTATAGATAAAATACTCAAAATTAATAAACTTGATATACCCAATACTGATAATCTATATTCAATTATTTCAAAATTCGTAGATTATACAACTATAATTATAACAGCACAAAAATTAGATTTGAATTTTTACAATAAGCAAAAAATCATATATTGGTTAATATCTGATGATCCCATTAATATTACAATTGAAAATAATTTAACCACAATACATGGGTATAATAACACAATAGTTAAAACAATATTAAAATATGGGGATATAAATTGTGAAAAAATAATGAATAATATCACAGAAGATTCGAGATATAATTTAGTAAAAAATAAATTGTAAAAATGATTTTTAATATTTAATTTAAATATTAAAAGAAAATGAAAGTTCTTAAAAGAAATGGTCAATCAGAAGAAGTTAAGTTTGATAAGATAACGTCAAGAATAGCCCCTTTTTGCAAAGATCTTATTATAGACCCTGTAGAAATTGCCCAAAAAATAGTAGCAAGAATTTATAATAATATAACTACCATAGAACTTGATAAATTAACTTGTCAATTATGCGCTGGTATGTCATTGATACATCCTGATTATCAAAAATTAGCGTCTAGAATATGTATTAATAATCACCAAAAAAACACGCTAAATAAGTTCTCAGAAGTAGTACTTAAATTGCAAAATAATAAGGATATTTTGGAAAATAACTGCCCTCTTCTTAGCAATAAATTAGCAGAAATTGTAAAAAATAATCCGGATATTATTGATAAAATGATTGATTATGATAGAGATTATAATATCGATTTTTTCGGTTTTAAAACTTTAGAAAGGGCTTATTTAATGCATTTGGAAGACAGACAAGTGATAGAAAGGCCTCAGCATATGTGGATGAGAGTCGCTCTAGGAATTCATGATGATAATTTTACTAAGGTTAAACAGACTTATGATTATCTATCACAAGGATATTTTACTCACGCAACCCCAACTCTTTTTCATGCTGGAACACCAAGACCTCAATTAAGTAGTTGTTTTTTGCATGGAACTTCCGACTCTGTACAAGGTATATATGACACTATTAAAAGATGCGCGGTGATTTCAAAATGGGCTGGAGGAATTGGGGTTCATATTTCAAATATTCGCGCTGCTAAATCTTATATCAGAGGTACTAACGGAATTTCCAACGGTTTAATGCCAATGTTGAAAGTCTATAATGACACTGCTAGATATATTGATCAGGGAGGGGGCAGGAGAAAGGGTTCTTTTGCAATGTATTTAGAGCCATGGCATGCCGATGTCTTTGAATTTTTAGATGCTAGAAAGCCTCATGGAAGTGATTCTGAAAGGGCGAGAGATTTGTTTTATGCGTTATGGATACCTGATTTATTTATGAAGAGAGTTAAGGGGGATGGTATGTGGAGTTTAATGTGTCCTGATACTTCGAAGGGATTATCTGATGTATATGGAGATGACTTTGACAAATTATATTGTAAATATGAGGGGGAGGGTAAATTTGTTAGACAAATTAAAGCGCAAGAATTATGGAAAGCGATTATTGATTCTCAGATAGAAACTGGAACCCCTTATATGCTTTATAAAGATGCTTGTAATAAAAAATCCAATCAGAAGAATATTGGAACTATTAAGTCATCGAATTTATGTGTTGCGCCTGAAACATTAATTTTAACTGATAGAGGGTATTTTGAAATACAAGATCTTAAAGATATGAAGATAAATGTGTGGAATGGTGAAGAATTTAGTAAAGTAACAATTAAAAGAACTGGAAAAAAACAAGAATTAATGAAAGTTTATTTTAGTGATGGATCAAACTTATCTTGTACAAAATATCATAAATTTTATATTCAATATGGATATCTTAATAAAAAAGATTTAAAGGATATTATTAAGAGTACTTCAATTCAAACTATAGAAGCTCAACACTTAAAATCAGGTATGAAAATAATTAAATGCGATTATCCTATAATAAATAATGAAAATATTTTGACATATGCTTATACAAACGGCTTCTCATCTGGATGCTGTTCTTATATAAAAAAAGAAAATTATTCTCAAATTACATTATATAGAGATAGAATCAGACTTCTCAAATACCTAGATATAACAGGTTCGAAAGAGGTTAAATACCGCGGGAGTTGTAATGAATATAAAAAAAAAATAGAGGTTGCTTTACCTGAAAATTTGAAGTCCCATCTTTTTGTTCCTATAAATTTCTCATTAAAAAGCAAATTAGATTGGTTATCTGGTTATGCTGATGCTAATGGAACGGTTGATAATGGCGTCTCTATTCATTTATCTTATTCTAATAAAGAATTTTACAATCAAATTCGATTATTATTGCATACATGCGGAATATCTTCGAAAGTCTCTTTGGAAAGAGGGCTTAGAAATATAATTAAAAATGGTGAAGAAATCTTTTCAGAGGCTCGAGATCGTTGGCGAATTATAATATCTGCAAAAGATGTTAAAAATCTTATTAATTTAGGTTTTTCACCTAAAAGACTGAAAATTAAAAATTATACACAAATTACAGATGCAACCACTTTTATTAAAGTAGTTAAAACAAAACGAAATCATCGCTTTGATGAAACTTATTGTTTTAATGAATCTAAAAGACATGCAGGAATTTTTAATGGTATTATTACTTCTCAATGCGTTGAAATTATGGAATATTCAGATGATAAAGAAGTTGCTGTGTGTAATCTCGCTTCTATTGCACTACCGAAATTCATGAAAGAGGGTAAGACTTTAGACAATAGCGATATTATAATATATACTAAGAGTAATTGTAATTATTGTAAATATGTAAAAAAAATTATAGAAAAATTCGATACAAACAGTGTACTCGTAAAAGTCATTGACGACGAAGATGAAAGAAAAAAATTCTACCTCTCTTTGGGAAAAGAGTATGATACATATATCAACACAATGCCTCAAATATTTAGAAATGAGATTCTTATAGGAAATTTCGATGACTTGCTTGATTATATAAGACCGGAATTTGATTTTCAAAAATTATATGATGTCACACGAATAGTGACTTATAATCTTAATGAAATAATTGATAAAAATTTTTACCCTTTGCCTGAAGCAGAGAAATCAAATCTTAAACATAGACCAATGGGAATTGGCGTACAAGGCTTAGCCGATATATTCCAAATTATGAAATTACCCTACGATTCCGACGATTCTAAAAAATTAAATAAA